CTTTTAAATCTTGTTGAAAAGAAGTATTTAATTTTTGTATTACACCATCTACATCTCTAACAAATTATTGTTGTATTTGTTGATCGTATTTAGGTAGTGGTTGTGTAAGTGATTGTACAATTCTAGCCATTATCTTCTTCCATCTGGTTGTATATCTAATCTGAAAGTACCTAATTTCCAGTGTTGCCCAATACTATCATTAGATATTTTTAAAGCTACCGCTCGACCTCTTGCACGTGTGTCTATTTTAGTTGTTGATGTTGTAGCTGTAAACGGACCTAAAGATGAACTTGCTTGGGAATCTGATGGGTAATTTTTTAAATTTAATGTAACAATTGCATTTCCAGTTTGACTTAAAAAGTCTGGAAGTATTCTTCTAATTTTCATTATAAATTCACCATCCCCATCTAGTCCTTTATGGTCTAAATCAAAGTCGCCTGTTTGAATGTTTGCTGCAATAGCGGAAGCAGTTCCTGCTTTAATTTGATTAACTCCTGTTTCATGTTCATAGTAAATAGTAATACCATCCGTATTACCGACAGTTGTATCACTTGTTGCATCATCATCGTATTCTGTTGCATGAGGTTTACCAAATATATGTGAGTCTGACCATGTTGATCTTGCTAGTGTACTTGTAGTCCATACAGGTCTATCTTCCGTTGAATCCATATAATTATAAGTAACCGATCTATTATTAGATGAAGATCCACTTCCTGGATAAAACCATGTGACTTCACCAAATAAGTTATTTAATCCTGCATAAATATGTTGTTTAGGTACCGTTGCTAAATCATCATAAACATAGTCTTCAACCAGACACGGTAAAGATTCTAGTTTACCAGTATATCTAAAAAAACCATTTTCTGACATCCAGTAGGCTGATCCATCAACTTCGACTGCTGCGTTCTGTCCAATAAGTCCACAGTTAGTACCCACCTGTTGAAATGAAAAAGTAAATGGTGGACCAACAAACCTCATAATAAATAAAGAAGTATCTGTCCAAACATAGATTGCATCTCTACCTCTTATAGCTCCAACAATTCTTGTTCCATCTGCAATTCTTTGTGTACCAGCAGTATTAGTTGAAGTTGGAGTCCAAGTAGTTAAAGATTCTTGAGAAGACCATCGAATGTACATGTCATCTTGTGTGCTTGTAGTCCCAATGGTTGTTTCTGTTCCAAAACAAATTAAATGCCTGTCAGGTGTAGAAACTAAAGTTAGTTGTGAAGCGGTTGGTGCTCCACTTATAATAGTTGCACGAGTTGATGTTGCACCTGTTGCATTTGAATTCCATTCAAAAGTAGCTCCATCTGCAATAGTTGCAATAAGTTTATTACCAAAATTATCTAGATGCCATAATCCAGGTGCCGTGACTACGTCTCCTGTTTGAGATGCGCCCCATTTCGTATAATCCGATGCGTCATAAATTGTAACTCCGTCCGAGTGAGATGCTGCTGTAGTATTGTCTGATCCTCTGGTTAATCCTGATAATGTTCCTGTACCTGTGGTGTTTGTTGTATAAGCAATTCTTTCACTATCTATTAAAACTGTTCCTGAAGCGGGAAAAGCATCTGAAGCATCTAATACAATACTAGAAGAACCAGAAGTTAAAGCACCATCTATCGTTGAAAAAGCTTCTCCTGCAACATTACCGCCCCATAAACCTAGTCCCCAACCAGCAGCTGATTCTTCAACTGCGGGACCTATTGAATAAAAATGTTGAACTCTTATTCCACCAGAAGTACTAGCTCCTGATCCTGATTCTGCTGATCCCATTTCAACGGTAATTGTTGTAGCAGTTGGAACCGTTGTTACCATAAAATTAGTGTTATCAAAATCACCAGAACTAAAATTAGAACCAGTAATGGCAGTAAAATTATCTAAACGAACGATATCATATTTAGTAATATTATGATCAGATGCAAAAGTAATTGTAACCGTTGCATCACTTTGTGTTGTTGTAAAAGCGCTAGTTAATGTTGTTGTAGCTTTAATAGGAGTAATGTCATAAAACGCTCCTCCAGAATATACATATAAAAATCTGTTTGTGCCAATTGCTGCGTACTTAATACCACTTGAATTAACAAAATGATGTAGTGCTGTGTTTCTGCCTGTAAGAGTATTATCTCCAAGTTGTGCCCAACCACCTATTTTTTCAGGTGTACCATATCTAAAACGAACATAATCACCGTCAACCCATTGGCCCTCGCCGCCTGTTGCTGTGACTTGTTTATTAAATCCTGGCTGAATGTTAATTTTTTGTAGCATAAAAAATCCTTAATAATAAGGCAGGAGATGATGTGGTGGAATCTCCCGCCATATTATTATATACAATATTATTTAGGTAATTTAAAGCCTTTATACCAAGCAGGCAAGCCTAAAAATGGTCTTTTATCGTATTGATTTTCTTTCGCTGTTTTCTTTTTAGCATCATTATAGTGTAAAAATACTTGAGCACAGTCCTTACCAGTAAATTCTTCTCGCCAATGTTCTAAATCACAACCAGAATAGATTAACATATCTCCTGGTTTAAGATCTACTTTAATACCAGCTTGACCTTGTTTTCCAGTTGGATCAAGATATATGGGCCATTCATCTCCTCCTAGATTTAAAGTTGTAGATACCTCACAAGAGTACCTATCTTTATGTCTAGCTAATACATCACCTTTTTTATAGATTCTTGCATAAGAATATGTCTCTGATAATTTTAATCCTGTGTGTTTTTCCATGATAGGTTTAACTTTTTGTAATAAAGTTTCCATTACTAAATCTGAATAATGAGAATAAGTATTAGGAACCTGTTCATCATTCCATACTCCCCAATATTCCGTAAAAGGTGATATGTGTTTTTGATCAAATAAAAATCTTGCAGCCCTTCTTTTATTTAAAAAATAAGCAAAAGCAAAATCTGCTATTTCTCTTGATATTACTGACTTTAAAACACTATATTTATTTTTTTGGAATGCCGATTTTTTTGATGACATTTCTCCCTTTCAGTTGCATTTTAGATTTTATAAAATTATCTATAAAATTTGGTTTATTTTTTAATGTACTAGTTTCTAGTATAGTTTTAATAACTGCTTTTTTCATTTCTTCATTAACTTTTGACATTTAAAACTCCTTTTGGAATAGCTTGACAATTAAAGTGTATAAATCTAAAGGGTTCATATCCCATGTCAACAATATATTGATGAGGTAAATAGGATGGAAAGAAAATAATTCTTCCAGGTTGAACTTTATAGTGTACTTGTGTTGATGCATAAGTTACTTTTGTCTTATCTTTCTCAGGTAAAAGATTCATTATATTACCTGGTCGTGGATCCTCAAACAAAGGCATAGATGTTTTTTCGCTACATTTTAAAAAGTAAAAACCAGATATATGACCATTCCAGTGTGTATGCAATGTATGATAACCCCCACCTTTTTTAGCAAATTCTTGTACCCATAATTCTGTGATAAATACTTGATGCTCTTTCAGAGTAAAGCCCATCTCTTCTAATAAATTATGTGATGTTGCACCGATATAATCTTGTAATTCTTTAAAAGAAGGATCACCAACTAAACTAGTTGAATGAAATACATGGCCCATATCTCCTTTATTTCCAAGATTTTTATTTCTTTTATCTATATCTTTTTTAAGATTAGTTTTAGCATCTTTAATATAAGAATCTGAAGCTTTATCTAATTTATCTACAAATTCTGGCGCATCTGCAAACCATATAGGACATTTAAACTGATCTTCTCTATTTAATTGTAGAGGAAAAGTTTTATCTTTCTGCTTCTTCATTTAAATGGCCATCCTAAATTCCATACCACTAAACTATATCTTGATCCTTTTTTAACTGGACATATTCTATGCCAAACAAAACCAGGAAACACTACTAAAGATCCTTTGGGTAATATTTCTTTGCATTTTTTAATGTTACGTTTTTTATCTGGGTCTAAATTTCTAAAATCAAATTCTAATTCTCCACCTTTGTAATCTTTTGGGTCAGATAAAGTCACCGTTACAGATAATTTTCTAATTTTACCATGAGAAGGATCTCCTTGTTGTCTTTGATAGGGTTGATCCCAACCATCACAGTGCCAATCATAATATTGTCCTTTATTATATTTAGTAAATTGACAAGATTCACTATGGTCCCATTGAAAATTCCAACCAGCATTTGCATTTGCTTGATGAATATAGGGTTGAATTTCGTTATAGATCCATCTATCACTCATCCAAACAATATCAGAATCTCTTTTCTTCTTCATGTCTTTAATTTGTTTTTGATTTAATGGTCTATTTCCATACCCACCAGTAACAGCCATTTGAT